AATGGGTAAAAGGCGATAAAATATATCAGGAAATGAGTCAATATACTGCGGGACTTCAAGCGTTTAATTCGGTTGATACACCTGAGTCGGCCATTAATTTTGCCCATAAGTGCAGACCAAATAAATTATATGATTATCTTGCAGCAGGAATTCCCACTATCGGATATAACGGTGGAGACGGTATGGAAGTATATCGGGATAAATGGGGAATTGTAATTGATGATTTAAACCCTGAAACATTAAAAGCAATTCCAGAGAGATTAGAAAAAATAAAAATAACCAAGAAAATGAAAAATGATAATGTATTAGAAAAGGAAAAAGGTAAATTTGAAAATATTATTAAAATAGCTCTGAAAGAAGCAAAGAATAAGGATAGAAAAAGGTATTATGTTACTGATAACCCTTTCAAAATAAATGATGCCACAATATACCCCAAAAAAATAAAGGTATTTAATAAAGGGGTGATAACCATTTATAGAGGCGGTTATCTATTTTTACCCAATAAAACATCGGAGGAATTAACCGTTAATATTAGAACCTATAAAGAAATAAAATCTCACGTAAGTTTGCGAATAGAGCAAATAGGATAAAGGAGAAAGCAATGATAAAGTATAAAATGAAAGTTAGAAATGATAGAGAAGAAAAGATTGTAAGACATAAAAATGCCTTCCCAGCTATAAGTATTGTAGATGTAGAAACCGATGAGATAGGTTTTAAGGAAATAAAAGCTTGCCGATTTTTAAAAATTGAAAAACTTATTTGTGTCTGCCCCTTTTGCCAGAAGGAATATTATAGTAAGCATGGATTATTAACTCACATTTCTAAAACACATCCGGACGAGAAATATAGATTCTTTGGGAAAGGATAGTGATATAAATGGCTATCAAAACATATTATTCTACTGTTGATGAAGTTATAAAATATACTGGAGTTGAATTTGATAAATTAGGATTGGATGGTAAACAAGCTTTGGAAGATTTGATTTTAAAGTGGTTAATGGAAGTAGCCAGTTTAATTAATGCTAATCGTAATAGAGATATGATAATGGATTTAACTTTCGGAGATAGAAAGATAATTGATTATGGTATAAACCTCTGGAATGCTTATGAAGTTACAGGGGTAGAGGTTACAATTGATAATGATACGGAAGAGCTTCCTGATTATGATACTTTTGCTGTAAATAAGATAGAGATAGAGAGTACTGTAATAACTGGAACGGTAATTGCAGGAAGAGATATTGATAGTATCTTTCAAGATCTTTCTGATGCAAAAATATTAATGATTAAAGTTAAACCTTATAGTCTGATCATTGCTGGAGATTTACAATTAATCTTATATGGTGGAGAAGATTCAGAGACAGTATTAAAGACTTTAGATTTTCCAGAATTAGAAGAATATGAATGGAATTTATGTAAATTCTATTTAGGATGTGATGATACTTTAACAGAAGTAAAGAGAATAGGAATTAAAATGATTGCTTCAATCGGCTCTTGTTTATGGATATCTGATATAAGGAAGCTGATTATTCCAGAAGGGATTGCTAATATCGCTATGCGGGCGTGTGCTAATATGGTAAAATTAGCTTATGCGAATAGAGAATCTCCGGTGATAAAAATGGAAGATATGAATGCTAAATTATTAAATGATGAAGTATTAACTGATTCTTTAAAAAAAGAATTGAAACAATATGGAGCAAAACCGACTTTTAGATTTACAAGAGTGGAGAATCCAGATGATTAGCGTAGAAATAAATCAAGAGCAAGTTGAGAAAATAATGAAGATACCTTTAGAAGCCAGCAAAAAGGCTTTTCAATATTTAGTTATAGAAGTTTGGGGTGGAATGAGAAAAGAACCACCTGTTGATCAGGGAAGATTAGCAGGGAGTTGGCAATTAAGAAAAGTTGATGATTTTGAATCTCATCTGGAATCAGGTGTAATTTATGCTCCGTATGTGGCATTCGGAACGGGGCTTTATGGTCCCTGGAAACAGGAAATTATAATTGAACCAAGAATAAAAAAGTGTTTGCATTTTATCTGGAATGGCAAAGAGATATTCTCTAAAAGAGCAGTGGTTAAAGGTATGCATCCTAATCCTTATCACGAGAGAGCAATGCAGGGTGGGATAGATAGAATTGATGAATTTATAAGAAGAGCCTTAAGCGAAACTGAACAGGGGGTTTAATGTGGAAACAAAATATTTTAGTGAAGCGATAGAAGAAATATTAAATGCTATACAAACTAAATTAGAAAATGCGACTCAAGATGGAGAATTATTACAGGATGTAAAAGTAATAATTAGAGGAGATAAAACTTCAATTAAACCTGTTACCCCTGCTATCTGGATATTTCCCAGCCCAGCAACAATCCTGGAAGGTAGCCAACATACCATAATAGAGAGGTGGGAATTACCTATCCAAAATATAAGCGTAGTTTATAATACTAATACCGAGCAGGGGTTTAAAGATGCAAATGATGTTATAGCCAGAGCAAAAAGAATATTAATAGCAGACCGCACACTGGGTTTCGGGCATGGTAGTTTTATAGCTGATATTCACAGTAAATCTTTCGATTGTAATAACCCTGCTCTTGTTAATGGGAATTTTTATTCAGCAATTTATACTTGTATAGTTAGTTTCTGTATAATGGAATGATAAAAATATTAATAAAGAAAGGAGTGATAAATTATGACAATTCCTCGCAGGTATTGTGGTTTTTGTGAAGAAGGGGTTTTCAACCCAGCAGTTGCACCTGAAGCTACATTTCATATTGATATAGCATCAGCTTCTCTCGATGTACCTTCTGACCCTAATTTACATTTTGAAGGTGGGATGAGTAGAGGTAGAAAGATAGTAAGACCTGGTTATTATGTCCCAGCAGGGAATGTTGTTTATGCTATTGATATCCGTTCGATTGGATATTTCTTGAAATGGGCATTGGGTTTATATAAATTTACTGATGGGGGAGTGGGAACTAATACTCATGAAATATATCCTTCAGAAGATATAGTGTTACCTTCTTATACAGTTAGGTTAGGTAAGGATAATTTTGAGCATGTATTTAGAGGTTGTGTAATGAATGGATTAGAATTGAAGATAGAAGATAATTTTATCTTGGGCACATTAGATAATATTGGAACTCGAGATACTAAAGCAGCCTTAAAAGAAATATCAGGATTATCTTTATTCGATGAAAACAATTTAACTTTCATTGATGCTTCTTTAGCTTTAGGGAATGCAGTTAATTATAATTGCAAGATAAAAGGAATGACTATATCTATAACTAATGGAGCGAATGCAGCAGCGGGTAAAGGTATAGGCTCAAGATTCCCTTGTCGAATACCAGTAGGGAACAGAAATATAGACATCAAAGGCAATCTATGGTTTGAAGATTCCACCGAATATGAAAAATTCTGGGGTGGTTCTAATGGAGTTAGTGTAAATGGAAGTACTACTGAAGCGATGGCAGTTACTATTGATTCAGGTGTAGATGGGAGTATAGAACTGGAATTCCCTGCTTTAATGTATACTGATTTAAAAACTCCACCTTCAGGTAGAGGAGAAATTGTACAGGCTTTTAGTGGGATAGCTTTAATTGGAGATATAACTCTTGCCGATGCACAAACCGAAATAGAAGCTGAAGTATTAGCTACTATTCAAAATAATAATGATGATATGGATGAAGATATAGTATCTTAGTATCAAAAATATATAGAGGCTTCAAATAAACAGGAAATTCTTCCAAATTTGAGGCCTCTGGAAGGGATTTAGAAAAATGGAAAAGATATCAATTAAGGAATTAATTCTTAAAGGAAAAGAATATAGAAAAGTAATTACAATTGAAGGATTTGGAGAAATAGAGATTAAACCATTGACTGAAGAACAATGGGCAACAATTAGTGCTATGGTAATGAGATCAGCTAAAACTGAATTTACTCCAATGCTAAATAAAAAAGGGGAAATAGATAAAGATAAAACCAGAGAAACAATTAAATTTAGTATTGATGTAGAATCAATTAATAAATCTAACTTCGACAAAAATATATTGACCTGTCTCTATGGAATAGTAGAAGAAGGATTAACCGAACAAGAATTAAAACAACTATCTCCACCGGGGATAATTGAAAAGATTGCTAATGAAATATTTAAGATTAGTGGTATTGGAGAGGAGCAACTGAAAGAATTGCAATTTTTTCGCTAAAAATGATGAAGGTCAAGAGATAATATCTTTTCATATATCCGGAATAAAGTTTGTAGATAGATTTCAAGATATGACTATCGCACAAAAATTATTTATTAAATTAGCTTATGAAGAATATAACAGAAGAGTACAAAAGGAGAAGAATTAATGGCTTCTATAATGGAAATCATAATGCGAGCAATAGATCAAGTTTCTCCTGTTGTTAATAAAATACAATCGGAAACTGATAAAGCTAATGCTGCAATGCAAAAAGGTTGGACAACGACAGGAAAAAGTTTACAAGCAGTTGGTATTGCAACTACTGCTTTAGGTGCTGGAATAGAAATGTTAGCCAGAAGCAATGCTCCATTAGTAGAAATGACCGGAAGATTAGCTGATAATTTAGGGATAACTGATAAAGCAATGAGAGATTTAGTTATTTCTACTTCTAATGTTACTTTACCTTTAGATGAAGTTCTTTCTCTTATGGAATTAGGAACAAAAGAGGGATTAAATAGTGCAGAAGCATTAAAGAAGTATGCTGAATTCTGGGATATGGTAGGAGATGCAACAGGAGAAAGTGCAATTGCTTTAGCTGATTCGGGAATTGCTTTAAAAGCTTTAGGAATTTCCGCAGGCGAAGAAGGACAAGCTTTATCTGCTTTTGGATTTATTCAAAAAAATACTACTATGCAGTTAAATGAATTCATTAGTATGGTGGGTAGATTAGGACCGCAAATGCGAGCAATGAATCTGGATATAAATGATGCTGCTGTAATAATGGGTATTCTACAACAAGAATTTGGTGAAACTGCCAGAGTATCAATAGCAGAGTTTAGAAGAGCTGTTACTGAATCAGGCGGGGATATGGAAAAATTAAAAACAACTTTGGGAATTACTTCTGATATGTGGGAAAAGTATACAGGAAAATTAAAAGAAAGTTCAACTGTAATAAAGGAAAATTCAGATAGACACGAAGCACTTGCCACCAATATGCAGAAATTACAACATTGGTTATCAGAATTAAAATATGGATTTAGTGAAACTATTACTAAAGCAGCAGAATTTGCACCATTACTTACTGGATTAGGTTCAGCAATGACTCTATTTGGGACTCTAATGAAAACTCAATTATATGCTAATTTAATGTTATCTATCCAGGGAATACAAGCGATGGGAATAAGTGTATTGGGATTAGCAGCTAATTATGCTATGGCAGGGGTTGCTCTTGCTATTTGGGTTAAGGTCTATCAAGGAGTAGTCCAAGTAATAAAAGATGCGAAAGCAATTAGAGAAGCAGAAGCTGCATCAGTAATAGCTCAAGCTGAAGCCAATGATAAATTACAGAAAGCTTATAATTTAACTTCAGAAGAAATGATAAAAGTTAATCAAAATATGAAAGACCATAAACCTCTTCTTGATGGCATAAGAGAATCTACAGATACAGTTACTACCTCAACTACTAATCTTGGAACATCAGCAGGAGAAACAACGCCAAAAGTAGAAGGATTAGGAACTGCTATTGAAGGAGTAGGAATAAAAGCAGAAGGACTTCCAACTAAATTAGATGGGATAGGGGCAAGTGTTGATGATCTTGGTAGAAAAATTGATTCTGCAACAGGACAATGGGCTGAATCAGAGGATACTTGGTTTGATAGAATAGATGCTGCTAATACTGCAATGTATGCATCGTTGGCAGAAGGAGAGAAGAAGGTAGCAGATACATTAAAAGAAACTGCAAATAAAGCAAAAGAAGTATTAGATACTTATGCCAATGCAATGGGTCCTATAAAAGAAAGGATAGAGGAGTTAACTCATACAGAAGAGCAATATGCGATAATACAATTAAATACTATCGATGCTTTAGATAAAAAAAGAAAGGCGACAGAGGATACCGTTATAGCATTGGAATTATCCAATGAAAAAGAAAAAGCAGCAATGGGAGATATAGCACTCTGGTATCAAGAAGAGATCGATGCGATGGTAGCGAAATTAAGAGAAAAAAGAGATGAGATAGAAAAAACAATTAAGGCATTGGAGTTATCTCCAGAAGAAGAGAAAAAGAAATTAGCAGAAGTATCTTTAATTTATGAAGAAGAAATAGCAAAGATAATAAAGACATTAAAGGATAAGGAACTTGCTGTAATAAAAGATGCAAAACAGGTAGGATTAAGTGCTGAACAAGAAAAGATTTTAATAGCAAATATCACTTCTGCTTATGATGCACAGATAGCCAAAGTAAAAGCGGTAGCAACAGCCACTGAAGCCTCTGCATCAAGACAGGTTGCCGCAATAAATAAAATCGTTAACGCACAAGGGAAAGTTACAGGGGTTAAAATTACCTCTAGTGGAAAGACTACAGGAATAATATCAAATGAACCGATTACTGGAGAACTTAATACACAGTCTGCTGATTCTTATGAAGAGGCACAGGCTATTGTTGCAGCGAATCAAGCGAAAGTAACCACACCAGTATCTACGCCAAGTGCAGTTATAAATCCACCGACAGCAGGTAGTGGATATATACAATCAGGAGATAAAATTATTACATTTGCAGAAGGGACTCCCCTTGTAACCAAATCAGGTTTAGTTATAGTTGATAAAGGTGAAGCGGTATTGACACCAGAGCAAAACAAAGCATATCAATCGGAAAAAAATCTTTCTTTATCTAATACTGAAAAAACTAATCAGATTTATCTAACTATTCAAGAAGGAGCATTTAAAATAAGTGCTAACAAATTAGATGAAGGAACTATCAGGAACGCAGGTAAATTATTATTTGAAGAAATCTTTGACCAGTTTAGAGCTCATAATATTCAATTTGCGAAAGGATAAGATATGGATATTAGTTTAGGAATTTTAGGGAGCGAAACGACTTTTGAATATGCCTTAGTAGATTATAGTTATCAATTACAAGGTAGTGTCCATACTACTCCGAGCGGAGCTAAAAGGGTGCAATATGCTAAAGAGGATAAATATCTTTTTAATATAAAACTAACTTATGTTAATAATGGAGTCTGGGATGATTTGATAGCTGAAGTAAATAATAGCAAAGAAGATGACCTTAATTTAATAATCGGGGAAGATAATTATACAGTAAGGATAATACCAGAAACAATTCCTAAAAAACCTATTATTGGGACAGCAGAAGGTTATGATATAAGTTTTAATTGTATCGAGGTATAAAAATGCAAGATTTGCAGGAATTATTAATTACAGACTTTGAGAAATCCGCAATAATAATATTAGGTAAAGCTGAAATTGATATTGACGGGACAGGTAATTTTGTTGAGTTACAGGACGTTAAAAGTTTTAATATTCAATCGAATATAACTAATATCTTCCAAAATACCTGTGCAATATCTTTTAATATTAATCTGCTAAATACTAAAGACCGTTATTCTTTTTACGACAAAGGAGCAAGTTGTTATGGGTATATTAAAGAAGGAAGAAATGTAAGATTATATTTGGGAGCAAGATTAAAACCTGAAGCAGGAGAACTTGATGATTATTATTGGAGTTGGATATATGGAATAATAGATAAAGCTGATATGCAATATAGCGAATCAGGAGAAATATGTAATATAAGCGGTAGGGATTATATTGCTTATCTATCCGAAACCTATTTAAAAAAAATATGGTGGGGTAAAAATAAAAAATATGATATTGTAGCAGAACAGGAACATTATACAATGGAGAATGACTGCAAAGGAATTTATCGAGCTTTTTTAGATGAAACAGGATTGGGGACAGGATTTAAAGAAATATGGTTAAATAGTGAATGGACTTATGATTGGGATATCAATGAATTTGTTTTTTTAAAACCGAACGTTCCTGATGTGGGTGGAGTAGGTTGTTTATGGTTATATTATTTTACTCCTCAAGTAGTTGAAAATGTTATTGCTGATTTATTAGCAGAAGTGGGAATATTGAATTTATCAGAAAGATTTTTATGGTTAAACAATCCTCTCTTATGCACCCCTACCGAAAAAGAAATTGATAGAGTATGGTTTGATTCGGAAACTTCCTATATCAGAGCATTAGATATGTTAACTGAAACGGTATTATATAGATTTTATATTAATGGAAATAAAGAACCTTGCTTTAAACCAACGCCACCTGAATTAGGTGAAACAATTAAAAGGATTGATGATAATGAATATCTTATTAGAAAAACAGAAGAGAGGTTAGATGAATTATATAATCATTTTATTATTAATGGAGAGAGAAGAGAAATGAGAAGAAAATGGTTATCGGTTATGGCTTATTCTTCTATATCTGATTTAACTGGGATAGGCGGCACATTAAAAGGAGCGGTTACTGATGATGGTGATAATTTAGTAGTCAAAAGAGGTTTTGTATGGAAAACTGGAGTAGAAGCTGAAATCTCCTGGAATGAAACAGGAGCAGATTTAGGTATTGGATATTTTGAACATATTATAACTGATTTAATTCCTGATACTAATTATCAGTTTTATGCTTTTACGGAAGATAATGCAGGTAATAAAAGAAAAACAGCTTGGTATTATTTTAGAACAGAATCTATTATAAGTTAAAGGAGAGAAATAATTGTCAGTAGTGATTACTTTATCGGCAATTGACATAACTTATGAGAGAGCCAGATTAAAAGGGCTTTATCAAAAGGAAGGGCACTCTGAATATTTTCAATTTGGATTTATTGGTTATGCTGAAGGACAAGAACCCGAAGAGGCAGTCCAAATGTATATTTATGGAACGCACGAATATCAAACCGATGAAGGAGATTATTTTGGAGTTAACAGATTACGATATTCATTGGCTTCTAATCTTAAATATTATTATAAAGCATTTGTAAAAATCGAGGGGATTTATACTTATGCAGATGATTGGATATCCTTTACAACACCAAGTAAACTTGCTGAAGTAGAAACTTTAGCTCCTCAAGATACTACTGTAACTACAGTAAGAGCAAGAGGATCTATTACAACAATTACTTATGGAACTACACCTTCAGTTGTAGGTGGAGAAAATGTTACCAAAAGAGGATTTTGTTATAATACCACAGGGAATCCAACCATAGCAGATGATAAAATGGAAGAAATAGGAAGTTGGAGTACTGAAGATTTTGATCTTATAATAACAGGATTACTTTCAAACCAGCATTATTATATTAGAGCGTATGCTTATAATAGTATGGGTTTAGCTTATGGAACTGATATCAGAGATTTTACAACTGATGAAGCTATTGCAGAAGTTACAAATTTAAGAGTTGAACCAGACTCAACTCAAACTGCGATAAAATTTTATGGAGAAATAGTAAGTATAGAGGAAGGATTAAATATAATTGAGAAGGGTTTTGAATATATTGTTCAAGACGAAGAACCAACACCGGAAGCAATAGGAATAGAATGCATAAAGGAAAAACCTATAGGAATAGAGTTTTGGGATATCGGAGAATATAATACACACGAATATGAAGGTAATGAGGTAGGGTGGGAAGATTATTTATATCATCTTTTAGGCGATGAATATAAATATGAACACGATGTAATCTGGTGGTTTAGAGCATATTTTAAGGATGGAGAAAACAATAAATTCACTGCCACAACTTGGATGAAAAATATTCCTACTGTTACAACTTTTGAATGCACCTTAGTATCAGCTCAACAGGCGACTGGAAATGGAGAACTCATTAATAAAGGAGCGAATATTGTAACCAGATTAGGATTTAGGATCATAAAAGAATATAGCGGAGATTTAATGGGAGCAAATAGTTATACCAGAGAATGGGACGGTTATTTGGTTGCAGTCCCTCTTGAAGAACATCCTATTTATGATGTAAATGGGATTTTTATAACTGGTTGGTATTATACTGGAACTTTCTATCGAGATGCTTTCTTCCCAAAATCACAAACCGAAGGGAATTTTGATTTAGGAATTTATTCAAATATTTTAGGTGGTGGATTTAATGGAGAAGGATTCGGATATTATCTAAAACCAAATGATACTTTAAAAATTCAAGCTATTGCCAAAAATGATTTGGGAGTAGGATACGGTGATGATGTTTTTGAAATAACTACTGGACAAAATTTACTTTATGAAGAAAATGAGCCAATTATTTCTCCAACTTCGGTAGAAAAGACAGTTACCCTTCGTAATATACCAGAAGGAGCGATAGCTATCAGAGTAGGAATAAGGATGGGAAGAACTTCAAGTTGTAATGAGATAGATGTTTTTGAAGATGGAGAATGGGGTAATGATGATGAAGTAACTTTCTTTATCCCTGACCTTATTCCAGGTGAGAAATATTATGAAGAACCTTATATGGTTTTATATTATGAAGAAGAAGAATGGGAAGAAGAGATAATCGATGAAGAAGAAGAACCTTTTGAAGTACCAGAAGAAGACCCTGATTGGGATTATGATACGACTATACCAACTTATGAAGAGTATAATTATAAAACAGTTATAAAAGAAATAAGATGTGAAAAAATGTCTGATCAAAGTTTTATCGATAAAGCAGGTAGAAGAAGAAGTGTAACTATTGATAATCATTTGATTCAAACTGAAGAAGTTAATAAGGAAGTTATAAATGCTTATCTGGAGCAATTTCAGATAGTGAAATTAAAAGTTTCCATAGATTATGATATACCAATACCTTTTGAAAGAGGGGATGTTATTTTAATAGGGGAAGGCCAATATAAATTTAAAGCGAATGGAGAAGGAGAGATACCATTTAAAGTAGGTGGAGGAGAGATACCATTCGCAAATTCTATCTTGGCTAAAATTAGAAAAATTGATAGTAGTTTTACTTCGGGAACTGAAACAATATTAGGTTTAGAATTGGAGGTATGATATGGCACAACATAAATTTACTCAAGGGACATCCGGTAGAGTAACTACAGCAGATTATGCGGAAGAAATTAATATAATTAATGAATTAAGACAGATCGTAGAAGATCTTGCTACGATTGTAGGGCAGGTTAAATTAGGAGATGGCCAGTATCCTGCTGATGAAAGTATCGGGATATTAGCGACTAATGTTAAAAAGAATAATTTTGAAGCAATAATTGAACCAACTGAATTTGATGATGAAACTTTAGGATATAGTAAAGGAAGTCTTTGGATATATGATATAACAGCGAGTATTTGTGTTGATGCAACCGAAGACAATGCTGTATGGGCAACGATTACAGGTGGAGGCGAACCACCACCATAGAAAGGGGTGAAATAAATTATGAAAAAAATCATTTTAATAATTTTTGCAGTATTAGTATTAAGCAGGGTTGGTTATGCACAGGGGAGTAGTTTATCAGATAGGGAATTACTTCTCCAATTGTATGAGAAGGTAAGTTTTATCAATGATAGTATTACGAGGATAGAAAATAAATTTGTTTCAGTTGAGAATAAAGCTGATGTTGCTATGGAAAAAGCAGATACTCTAAAAAATAGAGTAACTGTAAATGAGCAGAGTATATTGTCTATATTAGAAAAAATAAAAGAATTAGCCACTAATTGGAACCGATTGATGATAGTTTTTTTGACTTTTATCTTTAGTATATTTACTTATATCGGAGTAGGAGTTTATGGAAATAGAAGAGCGAATCATAAAACTAATTAAATCTCTGGATAAAATAATGGATACCTGGGATAATTTAAGTTTGCGAAGAGCCATTGTTAATATCTATACTATTATGATTTTTATCCAAGTAGTTATCCTTACTATTTTATTGGTGTTTGGGAGGGATATAACTACTAATTGGTTGGGTATATTTGGGATAGAATTCGGAGCCTGGGGGACTATTTTAGCTTATTATTTCCACACCAGAGGAAAATAGATGAGCAGAATAATGAAAGTGATATTAAGATAGAAGAAGAAGAACAAGAGGAAGGAGCAGACTAATGACAATAAAAAATCGAATGAAATGCCCTTGCAAGAAATGCAAAGATAAACCATATACTATCAATGAAAGATTAGAAGATTTATTGATTAAATTAGAAGAGAAATTAACGAAGGAATACGAATTGTTGACTATAAATAGTGGCAACCGATGCGAAGAAGAGAACGAAAGAGTTGGTGGAGATAAGAATTCACCACACCTAATAGGAGAAGGAGCGGACATAAAAGCGACAGGAATGACCTTGATAGAATTAGCCAGAGTTTGTGTAGAAATAGGTTTTGATAGAATAGGAATTTATCCGAATCATATTCACGTGGACGTAATAATTCCAAAGCCATCTCATTTTTGGTATATCAAGAAATACGGCGGGAAATATATTTATTCGAGAAATATTACAAATCTCGATGAATTTTTAAAATATGTTAAATTAATATAATAAAAAGGAAAGGAGGTGATATTATGATAGTCTGGATTATTGTTATTTTAGCAGTATTAATTACTCTCTATGGTATAAACGTAAATAAGAAAAAAGGAAAAGAAGTGATAGGGGAAGCAGAAGTCCTTATATCTGATGTAGAATTAAAACATTTAAAAGTATATTGTTCTACCTGCGGGGATACAGAAGTAAAAGCGGGAAGCACAATAAAAGCAATAGAAAATAAAGGATGTTTTTCGGTAAAGGGATTTAATGCAGAAGGAAAAGAAACAATATTACTCGCTTCAAAGGTAAGTTGGAAATCCAGTTGTAAAACTGTTTATTGGGAAAGTAATATAGGGCTAACAAATTGTGTATCTTGTTCAGGAGGACAATGTAGAAATGTCTGGGTAAAGTATAGCAACGGAGTTACTTTGAGCTGGAAAATAGATTTTAATAAATAAATAAAACAAGCCTTCGCAAGGTTTAACTCAAGTTTCATCAACAGGTGGCTGGTAACCTCCTTCCCATAACTTGCTTGATAGGAACCTAAACGAAGGCTTGATAAGAAAGGATATGATATTATGAAATATCTATGGCAATTACCTCAAAATATATTAGCTAAATTTATTTATTTTTGTTATAAAAAATCTATATCCAAAACACAAATATATAAAGATATTATGATATATTATATTATAGGGTTTCCGGGTGGATTATCTTTAGGAAATCATATATTCGTACAAAGTGATTGTGATGATAATATGGTAAAACACGAATATGGGCATACCTTGCAGTCAAAGATGTTAGGGTGGTTATATTTAGTAATAGTAGCTTTACCATCTTCTATTATGGCTATCTTAACAAATTTACATATATTAAAAATAGAAAATTATTATAAACATTTTCCTGAAAATTGGGCTGATAAACTTGGTGGGGTAAAGAGATAATATTATTAGAAAGGAGTGAGAAAATATGTTATATTTAAAAATGATTTTCTTTGTATTTTTAACGATGTCAGGAATACATACGATCTTTCATATTAACGATTTTATTCAGGATTGGTATAAGTGGTTTATAACTTTAGTTAAAGGTATCGGAAAAACAATCCTCTGGATATGGAATAAAATTATCGGAATATTTAAAAGAGGGAAGTGAATATTATGAAAACAATTCTAAAGATAATTGCTATTGTAATATTGATTGGAGTATTTATTTTCGCAGGGTGGCAAGGTTATCTAATATATGATAGGTGGCGAGATAAAAATATTAAAGTTAGCAAAGAACAGGAAGTAATTGAATTATTACAAAAACAACAAGGAACTATTCTAACTTTACGAACAGATATAGCAGAAATAGAAAAAAGAGTTGTAACTGATACGCTAAAAGAAAAGGTTGTTATCAAAGAAGAAGCTCCTACCTATGAAGCAAAAAAAGCAGAAATAATTGAACTAAAGAAAGAACCAGAAGTTAATCAGGAAAAAATAGAAGTGGCCAGAGTGGAATTTGAAGAAAGGATAAATGAATTTCAAGCCAGTCCAGATAAAATATTAATTAATACCGGAGATGGAAAAATTGTTATATACGAGGATTCAGAGGGCAATTTAGTATCTCTTGAAAGTGGAGTAACAATAACCAGACACCGGAACGTTGAAGAAGTGATAGGAGATTTACAAGCTGGGAATACCATTGAGATAATTAAGAAAAAAGATTTAGGAATAAAAGCAGGAGCTTATTATGCCTTTGATTCAAGTTATGGTATAATATTATCGAAGGGGATAGTAAATATAAAAAATTACAGTTTAAATGCTTCACTTCTATTAAGTGATTTTAAAGACTTTAAATTTATAGTAGGTGGAGATATCGCTTATAAAATAAAAGATAATTTAGAATTAGGTTTTGGATATAATACTAATAAAGAATATTACTTAAAATTACAGTATAGTTTTTAAAAAAAAGAAAGGAGATGAAAATTTATGAAATTATCAACTTATGTAATCGACAAAATATTAGACCACATATTGAAGGTTACATCTTATACCCCACCGACTGGATTATTCTTTAGTTTATGGGCTGGGAATCCTGAGGATGGCGGTGTAGAATGTGCAGGTGCAAGTTATGAAAGAGTAGCCTGCGATGACTGGGATGCAGCAGTAGCAGCGACCAGAAATATAGTCAATACAGATCAAGCAGATTTTCCAGAAGCGGGAGCAGATTGGGGATATATCGATTTTGTAGGGATACACGACCAAGCGGAAAATTTAATCGGTAGTTTTGATTTAGCAACAGCCATAGCAGGCACAAGAAGTGGGGATACTATATTCGCAAGAACTGCAGGCACTTGGACGGTGGATGCGGAAATCGGGAAGTATGTCTGGGCTTATGTAGATACTGATTATAATGGTGGGGCTTGGTTTCTAATCGCAGATAACGACACCACTACTATTACCATAACGGGAGTTTTAACTGCTTCTTGCAATAGAATAAAAATTGCAATGAACATAACTTTAGGAATGAATTTGTATATTGAAGCAGAAGCGGTTGCTGTATCCTTCCCGGCAGGTGGAGTTACTAATAATTGGGCAGCTTTAATGTTAGACCATATCTTTATCAATACTCCAATTTCAGTGCCAACCAATTTGTATCTTGGACTTTCTACCGCAGACCCGACAGATGATGCTTCGGGAATTACTGAACCTGTAGCGATGAATTACAGTAGAACGGTTTGCAATGCCTGGCATGCAGCAACAGCGAAAGTTTCTACTAACGATGGTGTGATAGATTCACCAGTAGCAAGCGGAGCTTGGGGAGAAATTACTCACTCATTTATTGCAGATGAAAATGATGAAGTAACAGTTGACCATATTATTTTCCACGGTGAATTGACTGACCACCGAGTAATTGGAGATGGTGATAAATTAAGATATGCGGATGAAGCTTTACAAATTAAAGTTGATGCAGTATAAAAAGAATAATTAAAAACAAATCAGGAGCAGGGGATTAGAAAATCTTCTGCTTCTGATGAGGAGACCTATGCCTAATATAAAAGGTATATCCGACATAAATGGCAATATAAGCATAACTGGTTTAGACAATACTAAACACGATTTACTACGGGCTGATTTACTAAAATCAATTGAGGATAAGGATAAAGGTTTAGCTATTAAAACTAAACCAGATTATGATGTCTATACCCATTGCTATGAAGATTTGAAAATGAAGAATACCAAGAGAACTGCTGTAATGGTTTGTAATAAGGGAATAATGCCACAAAAAGAATGGTGGATTAATAGAGATACCACTGGAAAAGAGGTGGTAAAAGTTGGCTAATTTATTCACAGATGGTTTTGAAAGTGGAAATTTAACAGCGTGGGATAGTGCAAATATTGATACAGATGATTTATCGGCTCACGCTGATGCTGCTTTACATGGAAGTTATGGTTTAAAAGCTGTTATAGACGATACCACAGAGATAAATGTCATTGAAATCAATTCTTTTTCTGCCGAAACAAGGTTCAGGTGCAGATTCTATTTTGACCCCAATGGAATCAGTATGCCTGTCAATGGTGAAATAAGCATTTTAAGGACATTTAATGCTGCATGGTCTGCGGCTTTGATTTTAAATTTAAAATATAGCGATAGCAAATATCAGATTACTTTTAATGATAATGCAGATGGCGGGTGGGACGCTTTTTCACAGGTAGATATAACTGATGCACCTCATTGCCTTGAGGTGGATTGGCAAGCATCAAGTGGTGCGGGAGCAGATAACGGTTTCCTTAAATACTGGATAGATGGGGTAAGTGGTGGAAATGACAAACTAACAGTAGATAATGATACTGAAGTAATAGGAGTTGTTCAACTTGGAGCTTGTAGTATATCAGCTACATCAGCAGGAACTCTCTTTTTTGATGACTTTGCAAGTAATAATGATGGGACTCCCATCGGACTAACTTTCGATGTAATATCTGCTTCTTCTATTTATTCTCTACAAACTAATTTATCTGGAGCATTAGACAAAGGTAAAATAGAATTAGGAACTTCAATTCACTCCTTATCTTCTTTAATCGAAGGAACATTATTAGCAACCGTAGGCGGGGTAATTTATGATGCGACTTCTTCTTATCTAATCACAACCGAAATTTCAAGTATTATCTTAAAAGGTAAAACGGAAACGGGGACTACTACTATTTCTATCTCAACTTTTGTTATCGGGGAAATAAACAAAGGCAAAATAGAAACTGCTTCTCAAATATGCGATATAAAAACTTTACTTTCTGGAACTTTATTGAATACTAATTCGATACATGCAACTGCTATATTTAATCTGCAAACTTCTGTTATTGGTGGGAAAGAAATTATAACTGCTATTGATGTAGGTAGTATGGCTACTGCAAGGACTTATAATTCCGATTATGCTTATACTTATGTAAATAGAGACAATCCCAGTAATGAAAACGGGACAATAACTTCAATAGAAATTTATGCTGTTTCAGATTTGACTGAGGTTTATGTGGCTACTTTTTCCGCAAGCCTAAATAATCTTACTGCTCGTAATAGTGTATTTATTGGTAATGTAACTGCTGGTTCTAAGCAAATCTTTATGGTTGATGCAAATAACGACCCAATTTCTCTTGATGTAGAGATAGGAGATTGTATCGGGATATTTTATGCTTCAGGTTCTATATGGAGAGGAAAAAATACATTTATCGGATTGTGGACTAAAACTGGTAATCAAACTTCTTGTATAGATACTACTTTTGGCGAATGGGCTGAGATGACAGTAAGTCTTTATGGCACAGGGGAAAATATAGTAATTGGAAATGCGATATCAAAGGGAATAATAGAATTAGGAACTTCTACATATAATTTAAATACTTCTATAACTGGTGTATTAACAAGTGGAACGGTAAAGAATGCTTCTTCAATATTTAATTTGCAGACTTCAATATTAGGAAATTTAGGTAAAGGTAAAATAGAAGAAGGTCTAACCTCATACCAATTAACTGCAGATATAACCGGGGAAATTTCTAAAGGAAAAATTGAATTAGTTTCTTCTATTTATTCTTTGTCAACTTCTATCACAGGAATATTATTAAAGGGAAAATCTGAAACTGCTACTATAATTATTAATCTAACTTCTAAAATAATAGGGGAAATAGGAGCGGGGAAAATAGAAACTGCTACTTCTATTATCGAAACAACCTCTGCAATAACAGGAATAATCTCTAAAGGGAAATCAGAAGAAGCAACCACAATTTATACTATAAAGACTTTATTATCGGGGAATATAGCAAAAGGAAAAATAGAAACTGCAGTCACCGGATATAATTTATCTACTCAATTATCCGGATTATTAACCAAAGGGATTATAGAAAATATTTCTTTAATTGTCAATTTAGAAACTTCCATAATTGGAATATTATTAAGAGGGAAAATAGAAGAGGCCACCTCTATCTATACTTTAGAAACGAGTATAGAGGGGATCATAGCCAAAGGGAAGATAGAACAGGCAGGCAGTATTTATTCTTTATCTACGCAAATAATCGGAAACATAGCCATAGGCGGGATAGAAATATCTTCTACTATAATATCTATATCTACTTTAATTGAAGGGAATATAGATTATGGAAAGATAGAAGAAGTGATCTCTATATATTCCATTGTTGTTGAAATATCTGGTATTTTGAGTAAAGGTAAAACCGAGCAGGTAACTACCAATTATAATATTATAAGTCAAGTATTGGGATTAATAAATAAAGGGACTATAGAGCAGGCAACCTGTATTTCATCCTTATCTACTTTAATAATAGGAGCAATAGCCAAAGGAAAAACAGAAGAGGCTACAACAGAGTACCAATTGGTTACTCAAATATCAGGAGAAATTAATCACGGAATTACTGAATTAGGAACTCTAATTTCTAATTCCTCAACGAATATAATAGGAATACTTTCCAAAGGAAAGATAGAAGAAATTACTTCATCTTATTTATTGACTACCCTTCTTTCCGGTTTAATAAATAGAGGGGAAATAGAGAACGGAGTTTCTTTAATTTCTATTTATACCTTAATAACTGGTAATTTAGTTTGGGGAGCAATAAAACAAGGCACATCTGAATATGGAATAGAAACTTCTGTTATTGGAATAATAACCAGAGGGGAAATATCCGAAGGCATTACTACTATAAATTTAAGTACGATAATAAATGGAATAATAGAAAAAGGTATAACTGAATTAGCGAATACGATTTATAATCCCTTAACAAGTATAACTGGAGTTTTGTTAAGAGGAAAACCAGAAGAGACCTCTACTGAAATTAACATAGAAACAGAAGTTTCAGGAGAGTTAGGATATGGTAGGATAGAAACTGCTACTATGGATGTTGATATTACAACCTTAATCACGGGAGCAGTAGAAAGCGGAGCGATAAAGGAAGGCCTAACTGCTTTTATCATGACCACCTTTGTAACTGGAGATATAAACAAAGGGATAGCAGAAGGTGCAACCACCGAAATAAATATTACATCTCTTATTTTGGGGGAGATATCAAGAGGCGGGACAAAAGAAGCGATCATTACTATTACTTTAAATACTTCTTTAACCGGTTTAATATCAAGAGGTAAGACAGAACAGGCGGCAACCGAGTACCTTTTGGGAACGCAAATAATCGGAGAAATAAGCAGAGGTAAAATAGAACAGGCGACAGCAGAATATTTAATCTCTACTTTAATAACAGGAACTTTAATACGATTTAGAGAAGTGGCTTCTTCTTTTATTATAGAAACCAGAATAATAGGAAACATAGAATATGGAAAGATGAAAGAAGTATATTCTATTATAGGAATAGAAACTAAACTGGAAGGAAATATACAAAAAGGGAAAATAGAAGAAGCGAGTAGTCAATTTATAATACAAACTGATATCACAGGAGTTATTACAAAATTTGAAATTGTTAATGCTTCTTGTATAATAGAAATTGAAACTAATATAAACGGAACGATACATAGATTCTTTTTCTCCCAGGCGACTTTAGATATTATCAGAAATGAGAGCATATTAGATATTGAAAGATGATTACGGGATAGCGAAAGAATAAACGGGAAGGTAGGATAATAGCAATTAGTAAGCGAAGAATATTTGAACGAGAAAAAAGGGCTAAATTTTAGCGAAAAAGATATATTGAATAAGTGAGGTGATTAAAATTGACAGAGAAGTACCTTATAGGCGATACGATCCGCTTCACTGCCAGCATCCTGAAATTAGGAAGTGAAGAGCCAGACGTTCCGGAAGTGGTAACGGTGACAATTTATCAAAAAGATGGGACGAAATTACTTGATAAGGCAAATGCAAGTATAACAGATATTCCCGGTAATTATATATTCGACTGGAAGATTACAGGAACGGAAGGGACTCCATTGATTAAGGATTGTGATTTAGTGGCGGTTTGGGATTGGAGTTCCTCACAAAAAAAACGTCTTGAATTCCTTGTTATTCCAGAAGTTTAAAAAGTGTTCTATCAAAAAAAAAGAAAGGAAGGTGAAAACTTTTCTGGTAAAATGTAATTACTGAAAAATCTAAAGTTACTTAATCTCAAAGACCCTCTATGTATCAGTTGCTACATAGGGGGTTTTTTTATTTATATGAAAAATAAATAAATATATTTTTAAAAAAGCTTGACATTTATAAGTATATTATATATAATTTATATAGAGATTAAGAAAAGGAGATAAAAAATGGATATAATTAAAAAAAGTAACTCTACACCATTTAATTATGAAAGAATAAATTTTTTACAGTTTGCAAGAGAAATAGAACATTATACCGGGTATAAACAAAGCAGGAAAAGATTAAATTTTAGGTTACTTAATCACGAAAATATCTTTACTAATCAATTTACTTACTTCTTAAAAATATGATAGGAGATAAGCCAATGATAAGCAAATTAATAGAAAAAGAATTTAACGAATACATCCAGGATATAATAGATAATCACATAAGTTATAAAATGGAAGAGGGTAATTTTGAAAAATGGTTATCTTACTTAAACTCACACCCTGCAAAAGCCACATATCAAGGATTTTTAGAATATAAGGATAAATTAAAGGAGATTAATTAAAATGGATAAAGCTAAAATTCAATTATTATGCGACAGGATTACAAGCCAAACAAAAGAAACATTAAAAGCTAAACAATTAGATTGCGAGGTTAATCTATTGAATGCCAAAGCCACTTATATTATTAAAAACAAGTATACATATATTAATATCGGAGGGAGTGGCAGGTATTTAGTAGATAATAAAACTAATGAAATTTATGGAATAAAAGCATACGGAGTTATAAACAAAAGCCAATTTTATGGGACACTCGATACCATTGATGACTATTTCTGGGGAGATTTCAAAGCTTATAAAATAAAGGAGAATTTAAAATGGAAATTATAAAATTAGCTACTATTTATGCTTTAATCTTTAAAAGGTATGTTATAATAATACCTAAATTTTGGAAAGGTTTTAGAGGATTTCATATTAAAAAATATAAAGGGAGAATTTAAAATGGAAGAAATAAAAACTACGATTAAGAAAATGTTTTGGGATGATTTAAGGGGATACATAAAGGCAAAATGTATTTCGGATTTCGATAATTTAAGAAGTTATTTTCTGGGATATTTGCACGGATTACTGAAGGCAAGAATGATAACTGAAGAAGAGCAAAGCAAGATGGAAAATAGATTGATTGGAATAATAGATTATGAAAAAGAAAAGGCAAAAAAGTTTACCCCTGAATTGACATCGAATCAGGAAGACCTTATCAGAGATCTGGTTTATCATGATAGATTATGCGAAGGGAATAAGTAATGGAAATATGGGAACTTAAACAAAAGCAATCTTTACCATTAGAAGCCAAAGTAAAATTATCATTAGATAGGATTAGAAAATGGTATGAATACTGGGATGGTAATGTCTATGTAGCTTTTTCTGGTGGTAAAGACAGCACTATATTATTACATCTTGTAAGAAATTTATATCCTAAAGTTCCTGCTGTATTTGTTAATACAGGTTTGGAATATCCCGAAATAGTTAAGTTTGTTAAGACGATAGATAATGTAACTTGGCTCAAACCTAAAAGGAACTTTAAGGAAGTTATAGAGAAATATGGTTATCCGGTAGTGAGCAAAGAAGTAGCAAAACAGATTCATGAAATTAGAAATACAAAATCAAATAAGTTAAGGGATAAAAGACTTTATGGTATTGGTAAAAAGACTGGGAGATTATCCGATAAGTGGAAATTCTTAATTGATGCACCATTCAAAATATCAGATTATTGTTGTGATGTGATGAAAAAAAGACCTTTTAAAATATATGAAAAGGGAACAGGGAACAAACCAATTATCGGAATGATGGCAAGTGATTCAAGGGGTAGGTTAAGAGTATATATAAAGAATGGCGGTTGTAATGCTTTTAACACTACCCGGCCTATGTCAAATCCGTTAATGGTATGGCTTGAAAAAGATATCTGGGAATACATTAAGAAATACTCTATCCCCTATTCAAGTATCTATGATATGGGATATCGCAGGACTGGTTGTATGTTCTGTATGTTCGGGGTGCATTTAGAGAAGAAGCCAAATAGGTTTCAACTTATGGAACATACACATCCAAAACTGTACAGTTATTGTATGAATAAGTTGGGTTGCAAAGAAATATTGGATTATATTGGAGTGGCAAGGAAGATACCAGAAAGTTTATTTTAGAAAGGAGAAATTAATATGAAATGTTGGGAATGTAAAAAGAAAATTGACCATTGTCATAGAGTTTTTTATTCTGATGAATATCAAGAAAAAGGAAGAGATGTTTGTGATGATTGTTATCCGAAATTAAAGTTTACTAATAATTATGTTCGAGTAAAAAGGATAATGGGAAGACAATTAGGAGTAAAGTATTATAATGAAAATGTCCGAAATTCGGAAAAATAAATCTTGACAGTTGTAGATAATTTATATATAATAGAATGTAGAATTAAGAAAAGAAAGGAGTAAAAATTATGGTACATCCGGCAATTTTAAGACAGAGAAAGAAAAATAAATTAATCTGGCTTTCAAATGAGCATCATCGCACGATACGATTAATGGCAAGGGAAGAAGGATGTTCTGCAACTTTTGTGCTGAATAGAATTTTAAGTAAATATTTTGGAAAGGAGAAAAAGAATGAATAATAGTATTATGAAAATATTAAAATTAGAAGGTTTAAGTGAAGAGGAAGTAAATTTAATAGGAGGAAAAATAACTGGGATACAACTCACAAAATCCGCAACAATAAGTACAGCACCTTTCGAGAATCATAAACTAGGATATGGTATGAGTATGGATACACAAGGGATGACCCCAGAGCAGGTAATGACAGCTTATAGAATCGGGAATAAAATATTGGATAGTCAAATGAAGATAGAGGCACATAACAAATTAGCGGAGAAACTGGCCATAGATAGTAAGATAGGATTTTCGATGATTAAAGATATTGCGTACGCCTGGGTAAGTTCGATTTGTAGTTTTGACATAATATGGAGATTACCTGATTTCGAGTTAGACCAATATGCCTGCAGGGGAAAGTTGGCAGAGGCAATATTCTGCGAACTTCTGGACGGGAAAGAGTATCCAAAGGATTTAGAAGCATTTTTCTATCTGAAGGATCTACATGAAAGCTATGCGATTATGATCAAGGGTAGTTTGGGGTTAACCTTAGAATGCCTGCCGATACAGAAGGTATATGATGAGCAAGTAAAAGGCCACATAACTAACATAAGATATCAAGTAAGAGTAGTAAATGATGAGCATCTATACGTAGGTAAAGCCGATGTATTTTGTGACTGGGATAACATCCCCACATGTTTTGATATAAAAGCTACAGCACAATTACCAGACTATAAGCAAGTGGTAATGTATGCAGTTTGTGAGCCAGGAACGAAGAAGATAGGGTATATCCCATTGGGAGAATCGGATACTAAAAGAGGATATCAACTTATGAAGATGACAGATGATATCCCAGGGGAATTTAAGGAGGCGATAAAAAAACGAGAACGATTCTATCGAAGATATGGCTTCTAATTTATTAAAGAAATAAATTAGACATTTATAATCAGATAATATATAATATTGAATGACAAGTAAAAAGCGATTTTTTGTTATAAAAATATAAAAGACCTCAAGTAAGTGGTAAAAGATTTAATCGTTTTTTACTTGTCACACTGAAAGAGGTCTTTTTTATTAGGAGATATTATGGATATAAAAGAATATCAGAAAAAATATCGAAAAGAACATAAAGAATATATGAAAGAATGGCAAAAGAATAATAAAAAATATATATTAGAATATCGGAGAAAATATCA